ACCACTGCCAGAACCACTCAGTAAATTACTAAGTGTGCTACCAAATCCCATTGTTTATTAACCAGTAACTACTGAACCTAATGTACGTCCTACGTTTGTACCTACACCACTTTCTAGCGGAGTTTGTAGTGCGTTATCAAAGCGGATACTTAATCCCATTGTAACCGGAGCACTATCGCTATACGCTAACTCGTTGTAATTAACGCCAGTTAAGTAGCAACCATAGAGTTCCCAAGTTTCTAGTACTGTTGGTTCATTTGCGCCGTTACCGCCATCTAAGATTTCGCAACGTGTAATAAACTTATAATCGATACCAGAAGCAGCTGAACTCATTTCCATAAAGTCAAATTGTTTCTGTAGCTGTTCGCCAACTAATTTAGCAACGTTGCCGGCAGCATCGTCACGTAAGTTAACTGTGGTGTCTTCCCATGTATGCTTACCAGCCATACGTACTTTTGAGTTATAGATATCAATTGTGATATCATCAAAACTTACGCTTGGACGAGCAAAATCAATTACTTGTTTTGTTAATTCTGTGCGTGGTGTTGACACACCAAAGTTTTCAAAAATAATGCGAAAGCGATATTTTAGCTTTGGCATTAATAGACCTTGAGTCGAGCTTGACTGATCGCTCGCTAAAGGTACTGTCATTCTAGTTAATGATGAAACCGCCATATAATGTTTCTCCTAATTAAGTTTTATATGTTATTATTTATCCAGAACCTGGAGGCAAAAAAAGGGGGTCAAAAATGACCCCCGTAAAGTTAGTAGAAAGAATGATCTACTTTTTATAAGCCTGCCGCAATAGAACCGGTGTTCTTGATACGCACTGGAATGTAAACGTATTCAACTGCCTTAACTGGTTCAATAGCAATGTCAACATATAGTTCATTACGATCGATGCGTGCTGCTGTGTTGTTTGATTCATCGCACACAACTAGATAATCGTAAATACCACGTTTCGCAATTAGATCGTTCATTAAACCTTCAATTTGGTTCTTGATCTCATCACGTGTTAACTTATCATTTGGTTCAAAGATGAATCCTTTAGCAATTGATTCAACTTGATCACGCACAAAGGCAACCAAACGTGCGACGTTAATGCGATCTAATGCCGTGCCACTTAGTGTAGTCTTGTTACCATAGTTGACTAGACCAGAACCCGGAATAAAGGTTAATGGATTAACATTGTTTTCGTATAGTGTATCACGTACCGCTGAACGATTAGCAATTTGTACAAACGATCCGGTTTGTGCATTTACATAACCTAGTGCGCTAACATTATCAATTGTACCACGACGTGTGCCTGCTGGTGCCAACCATGGATAACCAATTTCGTCATTGCGTACTAGTGTGCGGATCATCATGTGTGATGCCGGTACAACCACGGTGTTGCCACTTAGGTCGTTTGTTTGTCCTGATGGATAAAACACACCTAGGTAGCTATCAGATACTGACAGTCCATCACCTGTGCTTAAACCAGCACCCGAATTATTGGTTGCCCAATCAATTAAACTTGCTCCTGAATCATTCAAGCGCAATGGTGTGTCACCAACTACAAATCCAGTATTATTGCGATCATTGTTTAGTGCCACTAGGTTTGGAATTAATTCTGGATAACCAGGGGCAGCAATAATGTTAAACACACGCTGTTCTTCACGGATTTCTGTGTTAGCATCAATACCTGACTGCATTGCACGAGTAACAATACGACGCTGTGCTTGACGACCTGCATACATTGAACCATCGTTCTTGTTGCCTGAAGCACTTACCCAGCAATTAGTTTCTGTTGGTAGAGTTTCGCCAGGATAATCAGTTGCGTTAAAGTGATTTAATACAAATTGCTTAACGTTGTAGCCTGAACGACGTGTATTGAACAGTAATGTACCTGCTGGATAATTAGCGGCTTCTGGAGCGTCAAGATCTAAATAATTGCTAGATAGTAAGCTAGTAATTGTTGGGATACTGTCTGTGACAGGATCAATTGTTCCCGCTGTGCCCCAGCGAGCATCACCAAATACAACACCGTTTTCAGTTGTGCTATCTGTATTATCGATCAACACCCATTGATCAACTCCATCAACAACTTCCCAACGTTTGATCATTGGATAGTTTTCTAAGTCTGATGTGTCAATCCATAAGTCACCATAAACAAGTGCTGTATCATCTGACTGTGTGGTAGGTGCACTAGCAGAAACTTGCGGACCTGCCGGATCTGTATTTGTTAGATCAAAACCACGAACATCATTGGAAACATTTAAATAACCTTTCCAGTTACTACCATCATGAATCATGATATCAACTTCATTAATAGTACTATAGTACCAGTAAGTTCCATCTGCTGGATCTTGTCCAGGTGCAGTACTGTTAGCTGAGTATGACGTACCATCTGGATCTTCCATTGGAATCCAGTTACTTAAAATAATGCCTTCTGCTGCACCATCAACTATGCGGGAAGTAATACCATCAACAGTTGTTGCAAAACCTGCATCTGCTACTGGAGTACCAGAAGTATCAACTAGATGAATAACTCCGCCTTGTGTATGAGTAACACGAATAGCACCAGTTGTTAATACTTCAGCCGAAGTGTTTGCTACCCCTGCTGCCAGGAATGCTGCAACAAAATCTGCTGCTGATGTACCACCTAGTGTAGCAGTTACAGGAGTTGTCATTGCACTACTGCCACTAACGCTTGCACTAATAGTAAATGTTTCGGTTGAAGTAAATGTCGGACTAGTTGTGTTACCAACGATTGCAGTAGAACCACTTGCTTGACGTTGGAACAGTTTTAGTGTTGCAGTATTATTTTCGTTGATATCATAACGTGCATAAGTTGCACCAACTGCTAATGCACTGCCACCATTACTTGGATCTAATCCGTAGTTAGCAGACTCATCGTTAGCGTATACTGGGCAACTTTGTGATACAAAACTACCAATCGTGCTGTCATATTTCTTAACTGATAAGCTGGTGCCTAAATTAACGTTAGTTGTTTTAATCCATACTGAACCAGTTGGACGTGGCACAGAATCTGTGCTTCTCCAGCGTGGAATTGAAGTATGTGCTGATTGTTGTAATACAGGAGCATAATAGGTGCCTGCAGTAATACCTAGATCAGTTAACGGTGTTCCGGTGCCATTAGCAATTGTAACACTGATGTCTTCAGAACTTAAATCATCTCCTGCGCCAGACTCAACGTGGATTGCCAATTTGTTGCTAACTGCTGATGCAGTAACACCAGTAATACTAGCACCGTTGATATCGTCAACTACTGATGTCAGTGTTGTGCCTGTTAAGCTGATAGTAGTACCGTTAACAACAATACTGTTACCAGCAGTAACCGATGGTGACGATGTAGATCCCAAAATAGTGTTTAAACTGGCTTTCCAATCATCTGAACCAATTAGTACCCAATCATTACTTGAATTTTTATAATAAACTGGATTATTTACGTTGGTTGTTACAACTGCGTAGCTTCCAATTGTGCCTAAGCTGTCTTTAGGAATACCTGCGCTTAAATCACTAGCATTAGTAATAACTAGTGGCACTTTATTAGTAAATGCGTTAGTTGTTGAACTCCATTCAAAAATACCCCAGGTAGTTTCAACTGTGTCTAACCACCAAGTACCGTTGTCTGGATTTCCAGTTGGGCGTGTTAAACTGGCGGCGAGTTCAGCTAGGTCGACATCAACACGCTGTACATAAGCGCGATTGCTGACACCTAAAACTGAATAAGCAGCTAATAAACCATATTCGTTTAATTCATAACCGTTGATTGGTGTACCAGCAGTTGTGTTGTAGAAGAATGGATTACCAAAAGTGTTCACAAGTTCTCTTTGACTTGTGATTAAATAAGTAGCGTTAGCGTTTGAAGCAAGTGTGCCTGCAGCAACACCGGTACCTGCTGCGTTAACTTTATTCTGTGCTGTTGCAATTAGAATAAAAGGAACGCTATTTGTAGCAGACGAGCGGTATGCGCTTTCATCGATAATCGAAACTTCAACGCCTGGTGAAACTAGTGCCATATTGATTGTCCTCACAATAATTTGTTGTTACATCTATTTATTGAAATTAGTGTAATTTGCATGGTTAACATGGCTTTGCAAAGGCCTTGTGTAAATAGATATATGGGAAGACCATTATGTTCGGTGTGCAATAAGCATGTCTGTGCTGTAAATTATTATAAGAATGGTAAACCGCACTTTCGTTCAAAGTGCGGGCTATGTCATCACCAGGGAAAACGCAAAAAACCATATGTGCCACGTTGGAAGCAGAAAGGCTACCAGAAAAAAAATGTGTGTGATTTGTGTGGCTTCAAGTCTAAATACTCATCACAGATAGTAGTTTTTCATATGAATGGGAATTTAAATGACGCATCAATAACAAATCTTAGATCTGTTTGCTTAAATTGTGTTGTTGAAATAGAAAAAAATGATTTATTATGGAAGCAGGGTGATTTAATCAGAGACTTTTGATACCCAATTTTTTAAACGTGCGCTGTAGTAATCCAATCTGTAACATGACGTCTTCAAAGGCATGATGGCTATTGCCTAACCTTTCACGATCTGGATTCATTCGATAAACTGTTCTGGCATCCAACACATTGTAATATTGCCAGGGCAATCGTATATTATAACTTTTAAAGGCGTTTTCTAATATCGTAACATCAAAAGATATACCGTTTGCCCAGGTAATTTTTGATTTCCAAATTAAATCACTTAGCTCTTGAAGGGCATCTTTTAATAGAATACGATTTTGCTCCCCAAACGCTTCTTCTTGAGCCTCCACACTTTGTTTTGCCCACCATGCAACTGTTGAATCATCGATGCTACGATTTTCTTGGCATTCTGTATCAATACGGTAATACAACGAGTGTTGATCATATACTGTATCTGAAAACGGATCAAATGCACATGCTGCAATTGTTAAAATTACAGAATCAGGGGCACTTCCCAGTGTCTCAATATCAATCATCACATCCACAACTAATATCCTATCAAATAATTAAAAATAGTATTATAGTGGAATGTTAAATATTTGTCAACCTTTGCGTGCTTTGTTTAACGCACGAATCAGTCTGCTTGCTGTGTTGATACGTTTAGAACGCTCGCTTCTGCGAGCTTGTTGTTTATAGGTTTTTGCTCTGGTGCGCTTCATTGTTGCACGTTTGGCCACATCGATTGGTTTATCGCAATCGCTGACGTTTGGAACAATACGCCCTTTGCGCTTACCAGAAGTGCAACGCCATTTTAGTTTTGCTCTGCCGCCACGTGTTGTAGTTTTAGAACGACTCCAAACCATTTCGTGTTCGTTAAGTTCTTTTACGCCAAACTTGTACAATGCGCTATCTATCATGTCAATATCAGACATAGTTCTAGCAGACGCAGTTAATTGTAGCAGTTTATCCTTTAACTCTGGATTTTTAATCGTTTGGATGCGCTTTATTAAATCGCGCATACGAATCAATATATCCGGTTCGCCCTTGGGAATAAACTCGCCTGCTCGCATTTAACCAATTACCCAAGTAAGTGGCTGAGAGCCATCCACATAATTGCGCAAATCATCAATCAGTGTTGCTTTTTCGGCAGCACCTTCTTGTTTCATTTGTGAACCATTTAGTGCGGAACCACCTTGTGGACCAGCAATACTAGCAAACTTCTCACGTGCTTGCCCGATAATAACTTTAGCAGCAGCAGTTGTGTAGTCTTTGATCCACTGTGAAGTTTGATAATCTTGCAGCAGAGTTACTTCTGGTTTAGCATTATATACCCATAGCAGAATTTCTTCACCTGTTCCTTTTGGATCACGCACAATACGAAGTTGTTTTGTCACAGGATTAAATGTATAGTTCATGAACCCACCGAACATACGCATCGCAAGTTCAACATACTGCGAGTACATTTCAAATGTAGCCAGGCCACCTGCGTATGTGTAGTTCAGAAGGTAGACATTGAGAGTAGCCTGACTAAATGGGTCAAAGCTACTACTATAAGGGCCAGTAGCATCCCCCAAAGTACGTCTGAAAATTTGACGAACATGTGTTACCTCTTGTGGTAGTGTGTAAGTATCCTGTCCTTCCTGGAGTGTTAGAAACGCATAGCTCTCTTCCGTGCTAGCTTGCGAACGTTGTCTAAAAATACCAAGTGCTTCTTGGTATGCTATTTCATAGTGCTCTGGATCAAGCTCAATGTCAATAATGCCATCGCCTAATCTTAATCCTACGTATTTAAAGAGATCTTGCTTTAGAGAATCTAAACTCATGTGTCCTGTCCATCCATCCTTATTACACTATTTAGTGAATTCGGAGGATGATCAGGTTCTCGTTAAAGCGTCCGTTTAGTTTGGCTTCTACTGCACGTATATCTGTAAAAATCTTGCGGCTGTTTGGTTTGCTGGCCTTCATAAGTTCTTTAAGTTGTTCATCAGGTTTGCGCAGAGTCTTACTCACGCTCGCAATAGGATCAAACCCAATAATAGCATTGTTCTTTACATACAAACTGCCTGCATGTTGATCTGCTACATAATACTGTAGTTTGCGATTTTTTGTATTGTATACAAACATTTCTTTAGCACCAAGGATCTTTACTGGCTTCTCTGACTTAATGTCACCAAATTCCTTCATGTACTTGAGTTTCGCTACTACTTTTTCTGGCGGTACTGGTTTTTTACGTCGCGGAGTCTTAGCAACCTTCTTAAACTGTACATAGCTCAATGCGTCAGCAATTACTTGCTCAGCAAACTTTACAAGGTTGCGCAGTTCAATCTTACCGTACCCAGCATAATATTCAGCAACTGCCTCATCGCCAGCATGTGCTGCACGGAATTCAGCGAGTTTTGCTTCCCACACTTCAGTGATTACTGAAATGTGCTGCGGTAGAATGTTAGCAATCTTTAGCACATCAATAGGATTTTCACCTTTAACTGGCTTACATCCGTTAAGAATAAAACTGTCTAGAATTCCTTCTAGCTCTCCCGCTGCTTCGTTTGCCTTCTCAAGCATACGTTCCTGAATAGTAGGGCCTTTGGGCTTTACTTCATCAGTATTTTCTTCTTGAACTTCAAATTTGTTCTCTTTATGACGCTGAACTTCAATATTAATGCGCTCTATTTCGTCCGGGTTCAACACAAGTCCTTGTGTGCTCATGCGAGCCAACCATGCAGTTGTTAAGTGCAACCCACTGTCAGCAACACCTTTGATTACCTTGAAATCGCTTAAACGGTTCTGATCTTTCAGATATGTTAGCAACATTTCTTTTGCCTGTTTCTTATCACAGGCATAGTTATACCAGTTGAATGCTGATACCAATGCACCCATGCGTGATTCATCTGCAGGTTGCGATTCCCAAACCGGTTCGTTGCCCACATACTTTGCTTCTGCTGCTGCAACTTTTACCTTTTGTGCTGTTGTTTTACGAGCCATTGCTAATTCCTCTTGTTACGGTGTCTTTCAATTATAGGAGCGATTTTCCGCTGTGTCAACCTAGTCAAAGCGGATAAATACATAAAAGTTTGCGACCAGGCTATAAATTATGCTTATGTTGCAAAAATACAACACATAAAGATTATTTAATATGCCAAGATTAAGTTTATGGTCTCCTGAAAAACGCAATGATTACAAATATCTGGATCGTGTAATTTCAGAGCAATATACTGTGGGTGGCCTGGATATATATATTCACAAATATCTGGGTCCGAAAGTTTCAGGAGATTACTCTACAGAATCGAGTAATTATGATGTTACTCGTCCTGTGTACTCAGAAACCAATCCACTTTTTATTGAGGATTTATTCACACTAGAAAATAGAGATCGTGATTATGACGAATCTATTTACAGATTAAGAGGTGTGTACAATGTTCAGGATATTGACTTTAATTTAAGTCAGTTTGGGTTATTCATTCAAAATGATACTATTTTTGTTTCATTTCATTACAATGATATGATTGATACGTTAGGGCGTAAATTAATGTCTGGCGATGTTATTGAAGTTCCTAACTTAAAAGATTTTCATCCATTGGATCCTAATATTCCAATTGGAATGCCAAAGTTTTATGTTATTCAGGATGCTTCATTTGCTAGCGAAGGCTTTTCCAAAACCTGGATGCCACATATCTGGCGTGTTAAAGCAGTTCCATTGGTGGGCGCACAGGAATACAAAGATATTTTAGATGGCTACACCAATGAGAAGGGTAATGAAACTGGCGACCTCACTGATTACTTAACTACATACAATAAGAACAAAGATATCAATGACAAGATCCTTGCTCAAGCAGAAGTTGAAGTTCCACTAGCAGGATATGACGTCAGTAAGTTCTATGTTGCCCCATATGGCAGTGATGGTGAGCCGGAAGATGGTACAGGCATCAGTGCTGATAACAGTAGATTAACCGCAGACTTGGGTGCCGTCAGGGCGGATCGTAGTTTAGTATCGCCAACATCAGACGGTTACTTAGTTGGTTACTTAACTGGTAACACAATGCCACCAAACGGCTTACCTGTAACGCCAGGAGTTAGTTTCCCGGTTAACGCAAGAAGTGGCGATTACTGCTTACGTTTGGATTATCATCCAAATAGATTATTTAGATATGATGGAGCACGTTGGGTGAAAGTAGAAGATAATGTAAGAACTGAAATGACATACTTAAACAACGACAATACTACACAGCGCAGTTCGTTTGTTAATAACAATGCTACAGTAGCTACGACTGATCGCGGTAATATTCCAAGCAAACAAAGTCTGAGTCAACTTCTAAAACCAGAGGCGGATAATTGATGCAATTGTTTGAAATTCAAAAAACATTTTATCATGGATCGATGACAAGATT